AGTATAAGTTCAGGTAGTTTTAACACTGAATTTAATGGACAAAGAGTTTCGGCAAATATTAATACAAAAGTATCTGACGACCTTGCTAGTGTCAACGAAGACTTTTCCAAAAAATTATCAGACAAAGTAAAACAGTTTGTTAGTAATAATGAATTGGTACCATTTGATAGTAATTCTAATCAGTATTTAACTGGAGACCAAGCAAAAGATTATGTTCTATCCGCAAAAACACCGTATCAAGGATTTATTGTTCAAACAACCGATTTATTAACCCAAGATTGTAGTGAAAATATTAATCCAATTTATGGGGCAATTGAAAAAGTTGATTTAATAACAAGTTCAATTACAGTAAATGAATTAGTAACACTAATTAACACATCAACAAATGATATTAAAGATACTGATTTAAAAAGATATATGTTTAGTATGTTATATTTGATGGGTAACATAACAGATTTAAACGAAAGTTTAAAATACAATCAAAACAATTTATATGGTGTCACTGTGGACATTAAACAACCTGGAGCAACTTCATCGTTAATTAAAAAGTATAGATGTTTAAAAACTGGTGAAAATTTTACAAGACCATTTGCAACATTTGATACTGTTAAAGACAGTATAGACTTTATTAGAGATATCTATAAAGATAGAATACAATCTTATTTCAAGGATGCTAAAAATGACGAATCAAAAGTAATAGCAATTATAGAGTTATTTTATAAAACATGGTACACATCAGGAACGTTAACTCAAACATATAAACAAAACACAAACTTTAATACTTGGCTTGGTAATGCCAGATGGGCATATACTCAAGCAAAAACATTAGGTTTGTAATAAATTAAATAATCGTTATATTTATTAAGAAAAACAATATGAGTAATTTAAAAAATTTATTGGACAACTACTTACAGAAAGATACTGTAATCGCCGAAAAGGATTTGGGTAACGGATATAAAGAAGTTTGTGATTTACAAACTGGTGACTGTTACACTGTAAGATTAAAAGACGGTTTAATTGAAAGAGTGGACAACACAATGAAATTAAATAAAACATTAAGAGTTGAAACACCACAAGGTGTTAAAACATTATTAAACGGTTAATCATGGAAAACAAAGTTTCAAAAACAATATTAGAGGAATTAAAAAGATATAATCAAATCAACAGTTACATTGTTGAACAAGACGCTGCGTTACCTCCACCAGCAGATGAAGACCCAACTGCCGCAGAACCCCCACCACCCGCACCCGATGATACTACATTAGGTGGCGCCACCCCACCTGAAGGTGAAGCGACTCCTGAAACAGGTGCTCCTATTGATATCAATAATGACCCTGATGTTGAAGAAATTGAAACAGGTGATTCTGAAGGTGGAAAGAATGATAGTAGTAGTGGTACCGAAGAGTTAGATATCACAGAATTAGTTACTACACAAAAAGACATGCAGTCAAAGCAGGAAGAATACATGAATTCAATGATGTCTAAATTAAATGACTTAGAAAGTAAATTAGCTCAGATGGATTCAATCTTTGAAAAGATTAATTCAATTGAAGACAAAGTTGAACAATACAGACCAAAAAGTGCTGAAGAAAAAATGGAATTAAGGTCTTTAGATTCTGGTCCTTATAGTCAAAAGTTATCAGATTTCTTTACTGAAAAAGAACCACAAATGAAACAACAAGGTAAAGAACAATATATTTTAACACCTGATGATGTAGAAAACTACGACAAGATGAGCGTTAGAAAATCTTTTGACCAAGGTTTACAAAACTAATTTGATTTCTGAAAAAATTGTGTTATATTTATCTTACATTAAAAGATAAAAAATACAATTATGATGACAGACAAAACATTCGATGCCGTTCTGGCGCAGTACGAACAAAACACAAAACCATTTGGTGACCAACCAATGATGTCACAAGAAGACAGAATGAAGCGTTATTTCGCCGCTATTCTTCCTAAAGGTGAAAACTCAGGACAAAGAAGAATCCGAATCCTACCAACTACAGATGGCTCATCTCCTTTCAAGGAAGTATGGTTCCACGAAATCCAAGTAAATGGTACTTACAACAAACTTTACGACCCCGACAAAAATGAAGGCGGACGTTCACCTTTAACAGAGGTTTACGAAGAACTTATGAAAACTGGCAAACAAACTGACAAAGATTTGGCGGCACAGTACAAAGCTCGTAAATTTTACATTGTTAAGGTTATTGACCGTGACCATGAAGAAGATGGTGTTAAATTTTGGAGATTTAAACACAACTACAAGCAAGATGGTATCTTGGACAAAATCATTCCAATTTGGAGAGCTAAAGGTAATTTGACTGACCCAAATGAAGGACGTGATTTGATTATCCAATTGGTTAAATCAAAAACACCAAAAGGAAAAGAATACACTTCAATTCAAACAGTAATGTATGATGACCCAAGCAAATTGTCAGAGGATGCTGAACAATTGGATTCTTGGAAAAACGACCTAACAACTTGGGCGGACGTTTACTCTAAGAAACCTGTTGAGTACTTAGAAGCAATTGCTCGTGGAGAAGTTCCACGTTGGGATTCAGAATCTAAAAAATATGTTTACGGTGATGACGCTACTGAAGTATTCGGTGGAACACCTGTGGACCCACAAGCAGGTATGTCACCTGACGAGGAATTACCATTCTAATAAACTAAAACACATCATGTGCGGTATCATGTACGGTACCGCACATGATTAATTTATATCATATATGGCTATTAAAAAAAATGATTTCAGCTCAGTAAAGAAAAAATTCTCTACTTCAGCTAAGTACAAACCGCAAAGATTTTTTGACTTAGGTTCTGACTTCTTGGATGCGGTTGGACTTCCAGGTCCTGCAATTGGACACTTAAATATGTTCTTGGGTCATTCAGACACAGGAAAAACAACCGCTTTGGTTAAAGCCGCTGTTGATGCACAAAAGAAAGGTATCCTACCTGTATTCATTATTACAGAACAGAAATGGTCTTTTGAACACGCAAAACTAATGGGTTTTGAATGTGAAGAAGTTGTTGATGAAGAAACGGGTGAATCAGATTGGGATGGATTTTACATCTTCAACAATGATTTTAATTACATTGAACAGATTACGGATTATATCAATAGTTTGTTAGACGCACAAGAAAAAGGTGAATTGGATTACAGTTTATTATTCTTGTGGGATTCAGTAGGTTCAGTTCCATGTAAGATGACTTACGATGGTAAAGGTGGTAAACAACACAACGCATCAGTACTTGCAGATAAGATTGGAATGGGTATCAACCAACGTATTTCAGGTTCACGTAAATCGGATTCAAAATACGAAAACACATTGGTTATTGTTAATCAACCTTGGGTTGAACTTCCTGACAATCCATTTGGACAACCAAAGATTAAAGCAAAAGGTGGTGAAGCAATTTGGTTGAACTCATCTTTGGTATTCTTATTTGGTAATCAAAAAGGTGCAGGTACAAACAAGATTACTGCGACAAAAGACAAAAGAAGTGTTAAATTTGCAATCAGAACAAAAGTGTCCGTAATGAAAAACCACATCAATGGTTTGGGATATGAGGATGGAAAAATCATTGTAACCCCACACGGATTCTTGGCAGGTAAAGAAGCGGCTGAAGAGAAGGTGTCTATTGAGAATTACAAAAAAGAACATGCTGACTATTGGAAAGATATTCTTGGTGTAACATCATTGGACTTTGAATTGAAAGAAGAAAAGGAAATTGATTAAACAATAAACAAGTGGTTAAAACTTTAATAGTTGACGGAGATAACTTATTCAAAATTGGATTTCACGGGGTTAGAGATTTCTACCACGAAGGAAAACATATTGGAGGTATTTTCCACTTTGTTAATGTTCTTCGTAGATTCCTATCGGAATACAACTACGACAAGGTAATAGTTTTTTGGGACGGGAATAACAACTCGTCCCAAAGAAAATTACTGTTTTCTGAATATAAGGAAAACCGTCGTTTAACAATGAACGAAGAAAAGAAAGAATCTTATTATGGACAAAAAGAAAGATTAAAACAATATCTTGAAGAAATGTTCATTAGACAAATTGGTATTGACGACCACGAGTGTGATGACTTAATTGCTTATTACACACAAATAAGCCAAAATGAGAAAATAACAATCCTTTCTTCAGATAAGGACCTTACACAACTTATCACATCAAAAGTACACATCTACTCACCCATAGTAAAACAATGGGTTACAGACAAACACAAGATTAAATTAGGTACAATTGAAGTACCTATATCAAATGTGAAATTAGTTAAAATTTTATTGGGCGACAAGTCAGACAACATTGAAGGAATTTATAGCTTTGGTGAAAAGAAGTTAGTTAAATATTTTCCTGAGGTTATTGAAAGAGAACTAAATGTTGACTATATTTGTACAAGAGCACAAGAAATTTTAGATATAGATGACACAATCAAGCCACTCAAGAATTTATTATCAGGTACCACCAAGTCAGGTACCTACGGAAAGGAATACTACGATATTCGTGAAAAAATCGTTAGTTTGTCAAATCCTTTAATGACCGAAGAAGCAAAAAAAGAAGTAGAACTTTATTATTCAGAAGATATGGACCCTGACGGTAGGGGATATAAGAATCTGATGAAAATGATGATTGAAGATGGATTCTTCAAGTACCTACCAAAACAAGACGATGCGTGGGTAGAATTCCTTCAACCAATTATGAAACTAACAAGAAAAGAAAAAAAACGATACAATAACAACAATTAATTATGAAAGAAACACAAGATTTAACGAAAATGGAGTTTTTAATTAAACTCAACGACAACATCGTCGTTCAAAGGTTTTTCAATGTTAAGGGTTACAATGAGACTGCAAAACACAGTTTAGAACTTCATGATTACATGAAGAACATTGCCGACTACATGGAAAGATATTTGAAAGACAAAAGTTTGGACTACATGGCGGAAAACGCAGAGTTGATTATGAATGACCCTTCAGTCATGAATACATCAAAAACTGATGGACCTGAATGGTTTTACCTATACATCAAGATGGGGGAACAGACAATTTGTCACAGGGGTTTTGACGCCAAGGTATACCCACCAAAGGCTAGATACACCGTAGACATACGACCAGAGATAAAAACTATCTTGAAGTCGTTGACTGACATTTTTTCAGGTGAAAATTTTTCTACAACATATATGAATTATCAACTCGCTTGATAGTATTTATCAACACAAGTCAAAATAAAAACAAGTATGTCAAGCGAGAAAAATTTCGGG